AGTCCCTGCGCATCGAACTGGACGCCCTGCACCACGCGACCGCCGTTGCGGAGCACGACGTTCCGGTTGGTGTCGAGCTGCGCGCCCTCCAACCCGACGAGCATGCCGTTCGGACCGGTCCGGTCGGCAAGCCACAAGGTCAGCCCTTCGCCGCCCACGATCATCTCGCGGACGGCGAGTTTGCCATGACCATACCAGTCCCCGAACCCGTCGACCCGGCCTTCCGCGAACCTGTTCCACGCGTCCTGCGCGCGCTGCTGGACCCGTTTCACCGGGTGGGTGATCTGCACCGCGATGCCATCGCCCCAGATCGTAGCGACCAGCTGACGGACTGCCGCGGAGGCGTACTTGTTGTTGCGGACGAGGTCGTGGCCGGCCCAGGCGAGCGCCTGACGGGCGGCCATGTTCTCCCCGTCGGCGGAGCTCGCCGCGCGGCTCCACCCCTGCGTCCGACGATCCTTGGCGGCGGCATCGTACTGGCGGATGCCGTCGCGGGCGGATGAGGCGGCGTCGAGGTGGGCGCGGGACGCCATGCGCTGCGCCGCCCACGTCGGGGCGAACGGCGCGATGGCGCCATCGATCAGGTTCGAGAGACTGACCATGGATCAGCGCGGATCGAACACGGCGATGGTGGAAGCGGGCCGGACGATGCCACCCGCCGCGAGTCGGGGCGCGGCCTGTCGGCGAAAGTAGTCGAGCGCCTTCATGATGTCGCCGACGCCACGATAGGTGATGCTCTCGTCTTCGCTCTCGATACGGGCTTCGCCGGTGCCGAGGCCACGCTCCAGCGCGGCGATCTCCGTCGCGTAATCGGGTGCGGGCATCAGAGCCATCCTTCGGTTCGGTCGATGTACGTGCCGTCCGCCTGCGATACAGGCTGCGGCGACTGCGAGACTGCCGGCGCCGCGGCCGAGGCGATTGTCGGGCCGTCGAACAGACCCGCCTGGGCTTGTTCGGCAGCGGCATAGCGCTCGGCTCTCAGCGCCGCCCAATCGGCGTCGGTGAGCGTGTCGAGCATCAGTTTCTCTTGCGCCGCGGTGTTGTAGACGCGGCAGTCGAGCCAGTGGTTCGGACGGCCTGCCAGCGGCTTCCAAACCCTGCGCGGTTGCCCTGCCACGGTTTCGGTGATCACCGTCTCGGCCGTGACCTGCTCGAAATAGTCGTCGGGCAGGTCCATGTTGAAGTGCACCCGGCCGCGGATCATCGTCAGCGCGCCGACGACCTCCTCGGATGCTGCCTTCAGCGTGTTCCGGAGGAACCCGTACCAGCCGAGCTTCACGCCGAACGTGCCGACGATGTACGCCTTGTCCTCGGCCCGCTTGCGCGCCTGACCGGCGCGGCTGCCCTGCTGCTCGTAGCGCAGGTTCTCGCCGCGCCCGAGGATCGGCAGCGTCCAGCCCGCGCGACCGAAGACGGCGAGCCGGTTCGGATGCGCCCGGCAGAACGCCTCGGCGGCCTCCGTGTTGTAACCGGCGTCGACGCAGATCTGGTCGATGCCGAACTCGCGGCCGCCGGGATAGCGGATGCGGCGCCGGGCATAGGTGTCGAGATCGACCCACGCCCCTTCGCCCTTCACGTCGGTCGCACCGGGCAGGAACCGTGCGTCGAGCGTCCAGCTCTCCGCGTTTGGCCCCCACGCGACCAGCTCGAGGTAGACGCCGTCGCCCTGGACGTCGACGCCCATCGTGACAACCAGCGGCCCGACAGGCATCGCGGCCATTTGCCGCGGGCCCCAGCCTTGCTCGCGAAGCTCCCGGAGCTTCTCGTAGTCGGGCGTGCCGCCCTTCAGTTCGAACTCGAACCCGTGCACCAGGTTGGTCCACGACTTCAGCTTATTGAGGTCGCCGAGCGCGGCGACGAACGACACGGCCATGTCCGCCCACGTCTGGAACGACGAGATGATGCCGGTCAGATGGAAGCCGCGCTTCACACTGGCCGGCATCCGCCCACGGGCAGCCTGGAACTCCTCCTCGGTTAACACCCGCGGCACGGGCTCGCCGTCGATCTCGACCGACAGCCAGCCGTCCCTCCGCTTCATCAGCGCCTTCTGCCAATGTTCGATGTGGTCGAACCCACAGCAGGGCGGGATCAAATGAGCCTCGGCCGGATTGCCGTCGGGCCACCTGATGTCATCCCACTCGGGGACGAACCGGCTGCTGCACTCCGGACAGGCTAGGTAATAGCGGCGCCGATCCGAGGTCGCATACGCCCGACCGATCTTGCTCGTGCCCTTGATCGTGGGCGTGGAGATCTTCACCCGCTTCGACAGACCCTGCCGGCGCCAGACCTTCAGGCGCTGGTCGACCATGACCTCCGGCGAACCCTGCCCGTCGAGATCGTCGGGGAACTGGTCAAGGTCGTCCTCGACCGCGTAGCGGACGGTGCGCTGCCGCAGCGAGGCGGCAGAGCTGGCACCCGCCAGCAGCACGAAGCCGTTCGACCGGCTGAACCTGATCTTCCCTTTCGTCGATCCGTCGCCGTCGGGCGTGCCGAGCGCGCGGATGGTCCCGCCGCGCTCCGGGTTGAGCCGCGGCGTGTTCTCGACCATCGGCCAGAACTTCTCGGCCGCCCATGCCAGCGCCGCGGTCAGTGTCGCCTGGACGAAGAGCATCGGACCCGGCGCCAGATCGGAGATGAAGCCGATCCAGTTCTCCGCCGATGCCGAGCCGCCCGACTGGGCGCACTTGATGATCGACGCCTCCTCGCACGGATCTTCCGGCGTGAGGGCATCCATAATCTCGACCAGCTCGGGCGCCGTCTCGTGCCGCCACGGACCCGGCAAGGGATCGTCGTCGGCGAAGCGACGGTAACGGCCGGCCCAGCTCGATACCGACATGCGGGGCGGCGGGCGCAGGCCCGATGCCATCGCCCTGTCGAGGCCGGCGACGTTCGTTCGGATCGCTTCCCCGGCGACGTTGCCGAAGCGATCATAATCGAACGCCATCACACCTCCGCGGCTGCTGCCTCCAGTTCGTTTTCAACGGCCGCGTCATCCGGCTCGTCAGGTTCGGCGAGCTTGCCGGCCTCGACGTCGTTCGCCAGCTCGGCGAAGACGCGGTCGATCTCCGCGCTGCCAATCGCCATGATCGTGCGCGCGTCGCGCTCTGCCGCCAGCCGCTCCGCGATCGCCCGGAACATCGCCTGCATGCGCTCGCGCGCTACGCGGCCGAGCTCGGCGGCGCGCCGTTCCAGCTCGATGCGGGGCGCTAGCTCCTTGCCACGCTCGGCATTCTTCAGCCGGAGCGTCACCAGATTCTCTTCGGCCAGTTCCGCGCGCACCTTGGCGACGCTGCGGCCGGCCAAGGTTGCCTCGGCAGCATCGCCCGGATCGACCGGCAGCGATGCCAACGGTGCCGGCAGGCTGGCGGCGGGGCGGCCTCGCATCGGATCGACGCGGCTGTTGATCCGCGCCTCGGTCCGCTCGACATCGACCATCACTGCATTTGTCGACGGACACTCGCCCATGACGAGCAGGCCCTTTTTCGCCCAATTCGAGACCGCCGACTTGCCGACGCCGCGGTGCGCAGCGAACTGCCCCTTGGTCATCAGCGTCATGATCGCGTCCCGTTCACGCCCATGAACCGGTTCAGTTCACGGAGTTCATAATGCGAAATTGCCCCTGAACACCGAACGTCCGCACTCAGCAACACCGCGATACCCGGATGCCCCCCGGAAGGGACCCGCGACGGGTGGGGGTGGGGGTGGCCCTGCCCCGCCACAAACGGAACGGGCGGCGAAGCCGAAGCCACGCCGCCCGTTCAGGTGCAATCAGGGGAAACACGTTCAAGCGTACGTCTCGCTGAACATATCGGTAATTAGGGCCACAGACCCCTAGAGACCGAATTGTTTATTTGACCCCTAGAGCATTCGAGGGGTTGACGCCCCCTAGGTGCGCATTTCCGCCATTCTTGGCCCTTTCGAGGCGTTGCGCGATGCGGAAGATCGCACGGCTCCACCGCTTGGCCAGCGTATCGGGGTGGCCAGCCCAGCCCAGCCGCTTCGCGATCCGGGTCCACTGCACCTGTGCATCGTCGCCGCGGTGCATGGATTGCAGCACCATGCCAACGAGGCGGCGATGCGCAGGGTCGACCCATTGCACCCATCCCAGCGCTTCCTCCATCCGATCGACCTCGGCGGTGCGCAACCCGGGCATCTTCGGCAGCGCGTCACGATCATAGTCATCGCTGTCGACCTGATAGAGCGCCCACAGTTCCTGCCGCGACAGCTGCCCGCGCTGATAGATGGCCCCGGCACGCGGCGCCCGCAGCCAGCCAGCCTCGCGGTCGGG